CCATAAATACAGTTGAGTCCAGACGAATGTTAGATGGATTACCAGATAACCGACTGATGTCTATAGCATCAAATACAGAATCATCCTCATGCTCAATAGTACCTGTTACTAGTAACACAATGTTCTTACCACCATCGGCAGCAATAGACACCGTGATAGTGTCACCAGTTTCTTTATGTACTATTTGTTTGTGCATCGTTGTTTACTTTTAATTAACGCAGAACTTCTTGGCAAGCCAACACAAAGTCAGTAGTCAAAGTGTCAGTAGCTGTAGGAGTAATTTGGAACACTGGAGCAATCAAAGCATTGGTCAGAGTGGTACCAGAAGAGCCAATAGTAGGTGCAGAGATACGAGCAACAGGACCAGTGCCAGAAGTAGAGCTACCAGAGAACACAATCATATCAGTGCCATCGTAGTAGAAAGCAACTTCAACAAAAGTATTAGCAGCAGCAGTAGCAACACCAGTTACCAAAGTAGTAGCAGTACCATTAACGGTAGACACCAAGTTGATAGAAGTAGAAGAAGCAGCTTTAGCAAACCACAATCCATCGTTAGTAGATGAACCAGCTTGCAAACCAACGTAGAAAGACACGCTACCAGCAACAGCAGAAGCTTTAATGCGAGTAGTAAACCAAGAACGATTACCAGCGGTGAACTGGAAGAATTGACCGTTCTTGTAAGCAGAGCTAGCAGTAGTAGTGCCACCAGGAGTCAAGACAGCCAAGCCACCAATGCCAGCAGTCAAAGCAAAAGTAGAGCTAGTACCAGTGACAGTGTAGTCAGTACCAATCAAGGTATTAAAGTCATTGGTGTAGGTAGAGCTACCTAAAGCTTGAGTGCTACCAGTGTGGAAAGGATCAGGAAAGGGGAACGAGTACAGAGGCTCGTTAACGTATGCAGTAGAAAGACCTGCATAGAGGCGGGTAGGATTAGACATGATAAGTTCCTTTGACGTTGTATAAAACAACGCCCAATTAAGGGCGTCATTGGAAGACTAGATTCTACTTACATTTTCTTTTTAGTCATAGTCTTTTTTGCAGTCATCTTTTTGGCTGCAGTCATTTTTTTCTTTTGTTCACCTTCAGCTTTAACTTTAGGTTCAGGCTTTTGGCCCATTTCTTTGCGCTTTTCGTAACCCATGATAAATCTCCAATTAAATAAAAGAAACCCCCCAATTAAGGGGGGTAGTTGTTACTAGTAACAATTAGGGACCGTTAGAACCCCACACAGCACGTGGATCAGACCAGCCGAAGCTGTAACGTTCGTAACCCTTAGCTTTAACGTTCAGGGTGTCGAAGTCATTGTCTTGATCAAACATGATGGCGTGACGTTCGTAGTACTTCATACCAGTGCCACCAGGGATGGTGTTACGGATAAACCAAGCGTGAGGCGAGGTGAAGTAGTGGTTCACTTTGAAGCCACCTGGGAGGTAGTTGCCAGACTTAATGACGTTGATGTCATTGTTGGCATTACCAGTTTGGTAGCTAGAGTGCAGGATGCGTTGAGCATTAAACACTTCTTGACGAGCGATGTGCAAGTCTTTAGGTTGAATAGCAACCAACAGACCACGGTCGTTTTGCAGACCCATGATAGCAATCACTGCATCTTCCAAAGCTGCTTCAGACAAGTCAACGTCAACGGTAGGCTTGTTAGCAAAAGTACCGCCAGTGGTATTGGGGTGGTTGGTAGCGCACAAAGCAACACCGTCGCCACCAGTATAAGTACCATTGAAAGCACGGTTGTAAACGTTAGCAGCAACGTTTTCTTTCGTTTGACGGAAAGACATAGCCAAAGCTGCAGCACGTTTCTTGGACACTTGTTCGTACAAGTTGTCATCCATTTCTTCCTTGGTCACGATATAACCCATTGCGTAAGCAACGTGTGTATAACGAGTAATGAAGCCTTGGATTTCCGAATCGTACTGAACGCCAGCGCCTTGTTCCTTAACAGGAACCAGACCAAAGCCAGTCAGTTGAACGTCTTCTTCGTAGTTTTGAGTAGAAGTGTCTTTGTCAAACAAGTTGACATACTCTTCAGGATGCTCATTATAGGTTTGACCCCACCAAGCTTTGACACCAGGCCAAAGAGCTTTTGGGTGCGAACCCGTAGTAATTACACCAGCCATGTTATTTCTCCTTAGTTAATTAGATTAGGCAGTACCTTGGGCTTGCTTGAAGAACGACTTGTTCAAAACAACGTTCACCTTAGCATAAGCACCAGCAGCATTGTCTTGGCGTTGAGCCAAACCAATAACTGTGAAAGGCAGACCCAAAGAACCACTGGAACCCAAAGCGGTAACAGTAGAAGCTTTGATGGTCAAGCTAGATTGGGGTGACGATTGAGACAAGCTGTCAGCAGCAGTCCAGTTACCACCGACGTTCTTGAACACGTCAGCCAATGCGTATGTATCAGCCTGAGCTTCAAACACAACATGGGGATCAGTAACAACGTAGATGTAACGCAGACCAGCCGATTGTGGCAAATAGATTTTGCCAAGGTCAATATCCAAACCTTGCAAGCTAACACCAGGGTCAGCAGGACGGATACCAACAATAACACCCAGAGGCAAAGAGGTGTCAGCGGTCATTTTAGTGACGTAAGCAATACCATTTGAATCTGAGCCACCAGCGTACGTAACCACATCGCCAATGGCGTAGGTGTTAGTAGCGTCGTTAGCCACAGCAAACAATTGGCCTTGCTCGTTAAAGGCTGCGCCGGTAATAGTACCTACTGGCGACAGACCACGAGGGCGAGAAACGTTAGCCATTTAAGACTCCTTTAAAAATTAAGAAACTTTAATACCACCTTGGGGTACATAGAAACCTTCAGTGTTTCCAGTAATCTTCCCAGAAAGAATACTAGCGTCAATCATATTATTCTTAGCTTGAAGTTCGGCTTGATCTTCCTCATACCATTCTTGCCGGATCTTCATAAGATAACCGTATTGCTCAGAACCCTCTGCACGAGGATTTACCAAGTATCGAATCCTATCTCCGAGGTCGCCGTTACGACTAACCACATTCTCACTTACACCACCTACTTCAGTTGGGGTAACAAACTCATAGCCACTTTCCATAGCCTCATGAATACGACCACCAGTATCAGTAAAGATGTGGAGGTGGTATCCAGGGATATGTTCTCTAACACTTAATTTAACTTCAGTTCCGTTAAATACGTTACGGCGTTTACGAGTCGCACCATCACTAGCTGGAGTGGGTTTAGCTGAACTATCTTGTTGTTGGCTCAAACGGGCATTTTGCCGTTCAACTTTTTCTTCATAAGTCAAAGCACGGGGCATCATATTCTCCTTTAAATATAAAATCAATTCCAGTCGTAATCAGCGAGGTACTGTTCACGGGTCATAAGCTTTTGTTTTACGAACCGATCACATGCAGCCTTAGCTTCAGCAGGTAAGTTGTCATAGCTTTGGGCACTACCTGCAGCACCCCGAGTCTGACGACCTGAACCTGATTCGACCCGACTAGCTGGAGTTTGTTTCTTACCAAATCGTTGTGGAAACTCTTCTGCCAATGCTTCGTCTAACTTTTCAAGAAAAGGCTCTCCCTTAAGGTTAGGGAACTCTAGTCTTAAGCTTTCTCCAATGCCATTAGCAATACTGGTCATACGGCGATCCTGACCAAACCAAGTGTTCTTGTCTAACCAGTTTTGCAGACCTGGGTCTGTAACTTGGGTAGGAGTCTCTGGCGTAGTAGGTGCTTTCTCAGCATCTTTAGCGGCTTGCTTTGCTTCTTTAAACTCTTCTTTGGCAGCATCCAAAGCATCATCTAAAGCATTTACTTTCTGTCCGTCACCATCGCTAATAGCTTGGGCACGGGATTCTTTTATCTCTTTAATACGATTCTCGTATTCCTGGGCCTTACGTTCATAAGCATCACGTTGGAACTTTTTAAATTCCTCAGCAGCTTCTTTAAACTCCCGTAATTGTTCTTTGGTAGCGTTCAGGTCTTTAATAAGGTTCTCGTTATTCTTACGCAGAATAGGGAGGATCTCACGACCACGCTTTACAAAGACATCTGCATCTACCCAATCAGCTTCATTACCACGGAAGCGTTCTTTAGGAACCCAACCTTGTGATTCAGCTTCTTGGCGAATCTCAGGTGCTACTTCGTTACTAGTAACATTTGCTTCATCACTCATATCTTACTCCTGTGTTTATTTATTCGTCAACGATTATGCTTTAGCCAAATACGGATCAACCAAATCAACGTCAGAATCCAAAGTTCCTGTAACGTCTTTATCGTTAATCATTCGATACTGTTTGCCATCTTTACCAAGGTAAAGCAAACCCGCATACTTAGCAAAAATAATCTTATCTCCAACCTTGCACCAGGGTGTAGGTTCATCTGAATAGCATTGATCACCAATGGCTACAACGATGCCTGTAGTGTTACCC